GCTGCACGACGACCATTAACTCTTAACTTGTTAAACACAGCATTACGCGAGTTGCAGATTCGTGGCGGTTCACCAAAGGTTATCCTAACAGGATATGATACAATTCAGGCCCTCGGTGAATTACTACAATCTCAAGAACGATTTATGGGACGAACAGAAATTGTTCCTACTCATAACGGTGTTCGCGGTGTAAAGGGACGAGAACTTGGATTCAAGGTTGCAACATACCATGATATTCCAATTATCCCAACAAAGGAAATGGGAAGTACTGGCTCAGGAACTGGTCTATCAGATATACTTATCTTAGATACAGACCATATTTTCCTATGCACTCTAAAACCAACCGAATATTTCGAGGGCGGTATTGACGCTGGCGACCCATTCGGTGTAGGCAAACTTGGAAACCGAGGGCTTTACCGAACAATTGGTGAAGTCGTCTGTACTTTCTTCAAGGGTCAAGGTAAGATTACTAACCTTTCGTGAGTGTGATATAAGATGACACATACAGTAACACTAATTAGTGACCATTTAGGCTCGACTCGTCCTAGAGTTATGGGTAGTGAATATGTTGTAGATGCTAGTATTGATATTACTTCATATACCGCTAACGGGGAAACAATTACTGCCTCTAGTTTAGGCTTAAGTGAAATTTCTTGTGTAGTAGTATCTGGTATTTCAGTAGATACTATTTCTGGTGGATATGCTGTATCTATGATTAGTGCAGAAGTAGCATCTGGAGCAACCGATGGTGGTAAATACCAAACGGGTGCAAACAGAAATGAGTTTCAAATTCATGCTGCTGCTGCATCTAATACTGATAACATTGGCGAAATTAGAGTAAGAGTTTGGGGACTACTTTGAGGTGAATAAGATGGTTCGAGTACGATACTTAAATGGATTTTGTCGCGTATATGGTAAAGAATTTTACCCTAATATGTGGACAGAAGTACCGGACGATTGGCTGCCTAGATTAAGTAATGATGCAGGTTGGGAAATTGAAGGAGAAACAACAGAAGAAACAACAGAAGAAACAACTGAATTAGTTGAAGAAACTGTTGAAGAAACTGTTGAAGAAACTCTTGTGGTGGAGGAAGAAGAATCTTCCGATGAAGCCCAAGAGGAACCTTCACTATCAATGACCAAAAAAGAATTACAAGGTCTATGTGACGAAAAAGGACTTGAGTATTCTAAGTTAGATACTAAGTCCACACTTCTAGGTTTATTATCCGGTGAAGAAGAATAATTATTATGTCCGCTATCCGCAAATCTACACTAAGTTTATAAGTAGGTTTGCGGGTAGTGGTATTAAGTCGGTGACTATATGCCTAGAACAAGAAGCATTAGATGTACTGAAAACACAAATGTTATTCAGCAATTAGAAAAGATACGTGATGGTAATGTTACCACGCACGAAAACCCCTGTATGTTTAGGGGATTATTAATAGTTAGTACTAACTCTGGAGCAGATGTTGGTGCTAATTTTAGTATTTATGAAAATAATATTGGTAGTGGATTTACTGTCCCTGCCGCTGTTGCTGTTTCAGCATCGAATAAAACAATTACTTTATCTAGTGGTTCATGGTTAAATCGCGGCTTACGCGTTGGTATGGTTATTACTATTTCTGGTTCCGATGAATCAGGTAATGATGGTGATAAAACAATTACCGCTTTAACCGACACTGTAATTACTGTATCGGAATCAATGGCTGATGATGCCTCAGATACAGGTATGGTAATTGATATTAAAGGTGGAGATACTGTTGGATTAGTCGCAAAGTTCGCATATAAGAGTATGGGTTCTAGCGGTGGAGCCGGTGGAAATGACCCTACTGAATTATACGAATTTAGTGGTATTCTTTGTCGTGGTGGACTCCGAATTGAATCAAGTTCTTGGAGTAATTTAGAGGCTTACATTCTTGTGGAGTGAGCCACTTGACTTCTGTTCTTGCATTTAAGGACTATACTGCAATCGGTGCAGAAACAAAGTATACCCAAGAAATTGCTATAAATTTATTAAATAAATATATTTTTCCAAGTACTGCTTATGAGGGCGAAATAAATAATGTACAAAATCCTAGTAGAGTAGTAGAGGACGCTTCAAGAATTGCACAAATTAAAGGCGTGAAGCGTGGATTAATTAGTTGGTTATTTTCTCATGAAGATGATGCCGAACAATATATTCCTAACTTTAACGAACAAGAGTTTGATAATATTAATAGAGATGCGTTTAATAGTATTTTAGACATGAACATGCAGGACTTTTTACGTGGTGTCGAAGGAACTACAGTAGAAGCCTTAACTCAAAGTATTGATAATCTTGATGTAGCGGCAGTTGGTGCTGATAAATTTAAAGCAATCGCAGATGCAGTTAAAGATGGTAAATTTTTCAATACAAATATTACGTTACGAGATATTAAAAATAAAACGGCAGTAAGCGAACAATTTTATAAATTAACACCTACTACTGTAGATGACCCCCTCTTTCAACAATATTTACAAATGACCGAAGATACACAATATGCTACTGCTAGTTCAGCAAAAGAAGGCACAAAAAAGGGCTATCTTAATATCAATAAAATGCTAGAAGTCGCAAAAAGATGGGCTCATGTTATTTCATCAAGAGAATTTACTAAAATTTTAAATGGTGTAGAATCTAATACAACCGATGAAGAACTAGAAGAATATAGAAGGCAGGGAGTGGATATAAAGTGGGAAGGTCTTAATTCACCTGAAGATATTATTGCACTTATGAAAAAAGGAGAAGATACACCTTGGCAGATAATCTTGGCTAATTTTTTGGCACGTAGTATTGTAGATAAAAGTAGACCAGACCATATATCATATAACTACGAATTATTTTACCCATTATCTGTGTTTGATGAATTTTCAAAAATGGATGAACTGTTAGATGAAATTAAATCTGAATCTCTAGATAAATTAAAAAAATTTATGGTTAAAAACACATATGATTTTTCCTTTGACGTAGAGGACTTTGAAAAAGATTTAACATTTAATAATAACTTCAGTGATGGGGATGACTTAAATAAATTTTTAAACGTCTGCCATGTTATAGAACTAGTTAATGAACACGATAATAAAAAACTAAAAGGTTTAGATGCAGTAAATAAATTAGCATCAGAAATCGCAGAGGAGGTTTTAGAACAACTTTCTGGTGGTAAAATAATAGTGACACAATCTACTACTAAACAGGTAGATGTAGAGTTAGACGGTAAAAATTTACCATTAAGAATATTAGAGGGGACAAACCCCATATCTATAAATGACATGGAAGATTTACTAGGTGAGACAGAATACACTAAAGATACAATAAATATGTTAGATGGAAAACAGGATGATGCTAGTATTATTGAAATATTTGATAAAATAACAAGTAAAAAGAAAACCGATAAAGGAATTGCATTCTCGAAAGCGATAGTATATACTAGTACTTCTGAGAAAGATACTGTAGAACTATCACTAAATATTAACTTAGATTTGTCTAAAAAATCACCAATTCCTGACGCAGCAAAAAGTATGACTAAAACTAGAAAACCTAACATACAAAAATTTAATAACGAGTTAAATTTACAAAAATACGCTGAAGTAAATACAGATAATACAGAACCAGCCAAATTATCAGTCGATGAACAGTTACTTAATATTGCTGAAAAGGCTTTAGACACTTTACAGGATTTTGGAAAAACACATAGAATGTTATCTATAATTAAAGGTAATGATGTTCAGAAAATACTAAGGCAGACCCAAATAAAATCTGTTATTAGTATTTTAAATTCTGTTATCAATTCGGCTAGTGATGAGGTAAAGGGACAATATTCTGAAAGATTATCTAATATTACGAATGTTATTGTAAAAGATGATTTACAATACGATGAATTAATGACTGTTATAGAACCAATGTATACTTTAATAACTGATATAACCCAACAATTAGAGCCTAGTGATGATGAATTAATGCCTGAAACTTCAGATATGTCCGACGAAGAATATGAAGAGTGGGCGGAAAGGAAAAAGAAAGATTTGCAGGAATTGGAAGATGAAGAATCCGATGAAGAAGAGGGGGTCGTACAAGACGACACATTATCCCCAGAGGTATTTTTAGAACTTGAAGGTGAAATAAAAGACCCTGATGATATTGGTACCATAGCCCATTTACGTAAAATTACTCAATCAGATAATGTAGACGATGTATATAGAGAGAAATTAGATTTTCTTAACGAATTTGGAAGAAGCGAAGACAATATTAATGCCATAAAAAGTTTAACAGATGAAAAAGAGAAACTAAAAGGGGATGATGAGAAGAAGGTACAACTATTAAATGTTAATGCCGAATATAATCTACGTACTATCTTACAACAATTAATGCAGGTTGACGAAGAGGCCAGTGTTCCGTTTATAAACAGCCTAATTACAAAAGCAAAAAAATCAATCAGTAGTTTTAAAAAGACGAAGGGTATAGAAAGTACAATGGGTAGTAGTTATAAGTTACTAAAGGGCTATAATATTAAACAAATGGTTATTGATATTCTTACACGTTCAAGTGGTTTTAATACCGTAGATATTGCGGACTTATCAGGGACAATAAAACTCACTTTTATATTTAATAAATCATATGGGAGTCAACAAAGGTTTGGTAACAAACTTAAGTCCTTTACTAAATTACAATACTCGCAGAAAAAACGAGTTGAATCGACAAGCGGTAAAGTTGATTTTACTGTGGTCCCTCTACACGGTAAAAACTATACAATGAGAAGTGTATTAACGCAGCAAGATACTGCTAGGGTTTCTGTTGGAGATAAGAGAAAAGGTGAAATATATGACTTCTTTAAGGTAAGGATTTATAATGAACTTTACTCTAACATTAACGAGTTAGATAGATTACTTAAGCGGGTGGAAGCAGAATGATACACAGACCTTCAGATACATCAATAAATCAAGCGGACTACGCAAACGGTATAGGTTACTATACCGACGTGGCAAGAATTGCTAATTTACTCAGTGTTCCAGAATTCGATGATTCATCATATCCGACAGAAGGTCATGTGGGTGAACTAATTCGCTATGCAGAAGATTATATTGACGAATATACAAAAGATTCATGGCGACCAATTTTAATCGAAAACGAATACCATGATTTTGATTATGATATGTTTAGAATGAATAGGGCTAGCATGTATAATAAGTATACAGATTATGTAGGGTATATCCGACTCAATGCAGAAAATCTTCGTAAAATAGTTAGGCTTGCTGTATGGCGTGGTAATCAGTGGGAAGAACTTGCTGGTGCTACTTCTTCTGTAACAATTACTGACCATACTAATATTACAAATGTTGTTTTACGTTTACCTAATAGCGGAACTACTTTTACACTAACTCCCGGAACTACGGTTAGTACATTCAATACTACTTATGGTAATCGCACCGCTGCATATGAGTTAGCATATCTAATTAACGAACAGTTACCTGTTATGACTAATGGGTTTACCGGGTCAAGTGGGAGGAAGGCTATAACATCAGGTTCAGATTCTATTAGTGATTTCTTTTATGCTACTGTGGAGCAGGACAATAAGATAGTAATCTCATCTACGCTACTGGGCGATGATGGTAAAAACTGCACACTTACTGTAAGTGGTAGTGGGGTTTCAAGGGAAGATTTTTCAGATACCGAGGCCCGGGGCCGTGAGCAGGACTGGTGGGATATTCGTAATGATGGTGCTATATTTTTCCGAACTAACTACCCATATAATCAAAAACACTCTATTCGTGTTACATATCTTACAGGAGGGGCGTCAGTCCCTGCTATTATTACTGAGGCCGCTACCAAAATTGTAGCATGTGAACTTATGGCCGAAGACGATTCAACGCTTTTACTTGGTGAGAACGGTGAGGCCGGACTTGCTTTAACAGATAAATATACTAAGTATAAGGAAGAAATTGATAAAATTCTCGGTATGAAAAAGCGCCTTATTTATTTCTTGGATAGTGATTAATATGTGGTATGATATAATTAAACAGGATAATGAGTTTTTTCTTGGTATAGAAACCTATGGTCCAGAAGTTAGCATGGCTATTTCTAATTATTCTATGGGGCTTACAGATACATTAGGTTTACGACTTATAATTGATACTCCTACAGCAAAACGTTTTAGGAAAAAAAATAGAAAAAAACTTATAGATGGTATATTTACTAAAATATATTCCGATATAATTAAAAATCATATGGAACTTGGAGAACCTATTGCTAAAGATAAGTTTTACGAATTAGTTGCGGATGAAGCAAAAAAATATACTATAACGATGGAAATTTTAACCAAGAATAAAATTAGTAAGAAAGTAACTAATTTATACGTTTTAACATCAAGTGGAAAAATTGGAAGAAAATACCAACATTATTACAAATATGCGCGTAAAGTGAGCCCCCGACCAGTTCAAGATTTAATATCAAGGGGATATATTGAATCTATTTCTGCCACAAATTTAGCACCAAGAGGAAATGACCCGGACGGCAGCAGGCGAACCAATACACATAGTCCTGACACAGCATATGGTTCGAAAGGAAGGGCAGTCCGAACATTAAGTAGAGATTACGAAAATAGTTTTATTAAAAAAAGAGAAGTTCCTCCTGATTTATATTTAGATAAACTACGTCCGTATATGGCAAGACCAACAGTTTCACGCGATAGAAGCCACCCCCCTAAACCATTTAGAGGGCGACGATAATGTTTGATAAGATTTTAAAGAAACTACAAACCTTACAAGAAAAAATACCTAATGTAGTAGAAACTACTAAGTCGCAGGCAGAAGAAGTAGAAAATATGAGCGAAGAACTTCTTGGGGTTAGAATGTCAGAAGAACTTACTGCTAAGTTTATAAAGGAAGAAATAAATAATAAAATTACTCAGGAATTAAAAAAGGTGTTTGAGTAATGGCAGTAACAGAAGACGAAACAACATCACTTATTACAATCCTTAGTGATAACTGGGCTGCTGCTTGTACTGCTTTAGATACTACAAACGGTAATGGACAAATAGCAGACATACACGCAGTAACTCCACAAATACTAGATATTAGAAATATGAATTCTGGTAAAAATACTGATGCTCAAGGTCGCGCCCGTGGTGGTAATAGGATTAATACTAGTAAGGTAGAAACAGGAGATAGAACTGCTGGGACTCCCGAACCTATTTATTCTAATGATTTACTTATTATTTCTCAAAGTTCTCAAACTGTAAATTACCCTACGGTATTTTGGGATTCCCGTGACGAAATTCATGAAATGGAAATATGGATTCGCACTAGACAGGATGATAGAACACTAACTAATGGAAGTAAGGTTTCCCCTAATTCTGGTACATTTGGTATAGACCGAATCCGAAGCCTTTATATTATAGTTAGGTATATAATCGAATTAAGGCGTAAGGGCTATATCAAAAATGGCTTGTTGTATCAAAATATTAACCACTTAATACTAGGCGGAAGAACAGAAAGTAACGACAAGAGAAATAAATTATTCGGATATAAAGTAAATATAACAATGAGAAGATTAGCACAAGGCGTCACATGTTAACAAAAAAAGTAGGTAAGTAAAATGTCAACATCAGAAGTATGGATGGGTTCCGGTCTAACAATGACTATGGCCCCTGAAGCAAAACTGTTTTTAGGATATATGCCGTATGGCCCAACATTAGGTAGAGCAAGCACAAATAGAGCGCACTTAATTAAGTATAGTTTAGGCTATGCTGTGGATGGAGCATCTGTGGTAATTGATAATGCACATGGAGAAGGTAGTAACGCTGTAAAACATTTTACAGATTATTACCATTTAGTTCCTGATTTATATACGGGTTGTACAGCAGAATTTTATACTAAGAGTGCTTCTGGAGATTCTTACGCATTAGAATTTACTGCTATGGTAGCAGGTAATGATGCTGACGCTATTTACCTTTCTGGTAATCTTGCTGATTTTCCAACATTATTCGCTGACGAAAATGCTGCTGTTTCTTCTTCAAGAAAAAGAGGATATATTTGTTTACAACAACATGGGGCAGTAGTTCCTGCACCTATTAGTTTAGAAACAGTTGCTACTGTTAGTACATTTACAAAAGATATTGAAGAAGTAACTGCTACATCAGGTACAGATTTAACTAAATTAGCGATTGATGAATTAGTTTATGATACAGCGAATGGTGTTTGTGTTGGTAAAGTGTGGGGTTTTTCTGCTAATAATACTGCATTAGCGGCAAGAGATGCACATGATGGTGCTTCCACAGATGATACAGTACACTTTTTGTCTGCTAATTTAGGTACAGTTTCGGGTGCTTCAAGTGCTTCAAATAGTATTGGTACAGTAGTTATGCCTACATCTATGACCGGAATTTTAACAGCAGGTGATTTTATTTCAGGTGATTTAAATACTAGAACAAATGCAGCAGTTATTGGTATTGTAATTACTCTTAGTTCTGATGGTACAACAGTTACGTTTGCACAAACGGCAACTCAATCATTTGGTTCAGGACATGAATTATATTGGGGTAGAGATACTTCTTTCGCTTTATCATCCAGTTTAACTTCTATTGCTAGAGTAAGTGCTAGAGTTCTTTCAGATAACTGGTTGGGGTTAGTAGATTCTGCTACTCCATCTACACCAGATGTAATGACAGAACAAAAAATGATGGCTATTGGTGGAACTAGAAACGTAACATATCAATACAAAGGTATTGAAACTCCAGCAGCGGCATCATTAGATGCTACATTAAATCACGGAACATGGTTACATTATGCTTTGGGGACAACTACTGCTAGTTCTACTGTTGTAGATACTAACCCTGCAACAAATGTTTTCCAAAGAGCAGGAGCAAACGCATCAACACACGAAGTTCATGCTGGTTATACCGAAAACGCTACTTTAGATTACGACGGAGGCTCACAAAATGGTAAATTCCATAGAGTATTAAAAGGAACTGCTACTATTTGCCCACCATTAATACCCGGAGAAGCCACTGCTAAAGTAACTTTACCAAGTGTTTCTTCTGGACTTATTCAAAACGCAATCACTTATACATTTAGCGAGCGTAATGATAATATTTTACCTTCTTTTGCTTTTGAATTATTAGCAGAAAAGGGTTCAAATGTTGACTCTATACCAATGGTTGACCGAGGAACAACTGCAAGACAAGATGCAACTACTTTTGATACGAAAGATAACGTATATGCAGAAATACATCCGGGAGCAACATTAGGTTCATTAACTTTAACTGCTTCTGCGGAATCTGCAGTTACTGCTAACATGTCATTTAATGTTAAAACCGTCTTTGATTGTCCTACAGGGTATGTTGGAAGGGCCTATGATGCTACAAATAATATCACTAAGGGTTCTAACTTACCTAGAGTTCTTAATAACTTCGGACAAAATACTGGAGTCGCTACTGCTTCTAAGCAGGATTTCTTAACCCCATATTACTTTAGCGATGGAACTATTAGTTTATTCGGTAGTGAATTTATGCGTGTTACTAGTTTCGATTTAGCCATAGAAAACACCCTAACTGATAAACGTTTTATCGGCCAACACAATAAGAAAATACAAAGCGCACTACCCGGACAAAGGACATATACTATTAATATGACTGCTCAACTAACAGACCGAAGGCTATTTGCAGAACTTAGAAATGAGGATTCTTTCCGTAGTGCTATGAGTAATGCTAATATTCAGTTACTTCTAACCAAAGCAACCGGAGAAAATATTAAACTTCAATTCGATGATTATATGATTTCT